ACCAATTTCAAAAATTACTTTAAGAAGAATTTTTTTGGAGAACACAAAAATACAGTTATTTTTTTAATGAAAACCGTTAAAAAATATGCAAATTATACACAAAAAACAGACATATTTTGAGAAAAAGGGAGGTGAGCGGATTGACAAAAACGGAAATAAGAGATTCTCTGGTCAAGCAGTTGGAGCTTCGGGGAATGAATGCAGAGTTTTACAAAGACATGATTGACGATTATGTATATTATTGGTCACTGAAAAAGAAGCTGATTAGTGATATCAAGTCAAAAGGGCTCAGATACAAGACCATTAATGGAAACGGAGTTGTAGTAGAGAAAACAAATGATTCTGTTGTCAATCTGCAAAAAACCACAGCAACTATGCTCAAGATTTTAGCTGATCTGAGACTCAAGGATCCGGTACCTGAACCGGAAAAAGCAACAGATGGTTATCTGTAAGGAAATTGATGATTATCTCAAATATGTCAAAGAACATCCGAAGTGGATAAATAAAAAGCGAAAACAGCTTATCAAGAACATTGTAAAGCCATTACTTAAGCGGAATGATATTTTTTTCGATAAAGAGACCTATGAGAATTGTCTCGAATACTGCAAAGTAAATTATTATGAGCTATTTCCATACCAGAAGTTTATATACGCGTTTGTATTCATGTACAAAGACGATATTCCGGTATTCCCAAAGTTTTTCATCAAAGAAGGACGTGGAAACGGAAAGGACGGCTTCATTGTTCCCTTGGCAAATTTTTTGCAGACACCTCTGTATGGTGTCAGAAATTATCATGTTGAGATTGTGGCCAATTCAGAAGACCAGGTCAAGGACACTTTCAAGGTTGCCTATGAGATGTTACATGAAAATGCAAAGTTCAAAGGAAAATTTTCAGTAACAAAGGAGCTGATTACGAACCTTGCAACAGGCTCTGAAATGAAATATAACACTTCAAATGCCAAAACCAAAGACGGCAAGCGAACCGGATGCCTGGTGCTCAATGAGATTCATGCTTACGAGAATTATGATCAGATAAATGTGTTTGAGTCTTCATTCGGAAAAGTCAAACATTCCAGAGAGTTTATTATAACAACAGATGGCTACGTCAGAGACGGTCCGTTGGATGAGATTTCATCAATGTGCGCTGAAATCCTTGAAACCGGTGAAAATCCACTGGGATATTATCCATTCATCTGCGAAATTGACAGCATGAAAGAGGTTGATATTCCTGATGCATGGCACAAAGCCAACCCATCAATGGAGTATATGCCGATTCTGGCCAATCAGATAATGCACGATTATCTTGAAATGAAAAAGATACCGTCAAAGAGACCGGAATTTATTACAAAACGAATGGACAGATCGGCACGAAAGGAAGAGGAAACGGTCACAACATGGCTGAATGTATTGCGTGCATGTTATGAGGGCAGTACGACAGAGGAATTAGAACTGAAAAAGCCAAGAATGACAATCGATACAAAAGGGCAGCCGGCTGTAATTGGAATCGATTATGCTGACATAAGGGACTTTGCATCGGCGGGAGTCTTGACAAAAACTGAATCAGGAGAATATATATGGCGACAGCACACATGGATTTGTGCTGAATCGCCTTTTTTAGACTCCATCAAGTTCCCGCTTAAGAACATAGGGCAGACCGAATTTAATGATTTCGAGGTGGTACCGGGACCTGTAATCGATGTTAATAGCATAGTTGATTGGTGCATGGAAAGATGTGCCGAATATGATGTCAAGAAGATAGCAATGGATACATACCGTTACACTCTGTTTAAGATGGCATTCGAGGAACGGGGCCTTACGATTGAGGATCGTAAGAATCCGAACGGTGTAGTCCGGCTGATCCGGAAGATTACATCAGCAACCGGAATAATTGCACCATTTATCCAGTCCATGTTCAGTCAGGGCATGATTAATTTTGGAGCATCAGCAATAATGCGTTGGTACACCAACAATACAAGTGTTACCGAAGATAAATATGGCAATAAGATGTTTGGAAAGGTAGAACCGAAGCTCAGGAAAAATGATGGGTTCATGGCTTTTGATGTTGCAATGTTCTGCAAAGATGAGCTGGAAGTTCAAATAATATACATTTAGGAGGCAGCAATGTTTGATTTCCTGTTTCAAAAAAAGAATAAAGAAATGCAGTCTATGGCAGAGATTATTACGCTTGACTTGGAAAAGCTTAATCTGTCAAAGCTGGCAATTGAAAAAGCTGTGATGATGATTGCAAGGGCAATTGCAAAGTCTGACATAATAGTCCAGACAGACAGCAAACAGAAAAGCAGTATAGAGTACAGACTCAATGTAATGCCAAATGACCATGAGTGTGGAACTTATTTCTGGACAAGGATTATAAGAGAACTGTTATGGACACAGGAAGCACTTATCATCCCAATGAACGGCAAATATTACAAAGCGTCTGCATGGCAGGTGTCAAACAGTGTGCTGTCAGAGCGCATATACAGCAACATAACGCTTGAATGTGCAGGGGAACAGTATGGTTTATACAAAAAATTTATGTCATCAGAGGTGATCCACTTACGGTACGACAATGCAAAGATAAGAGTGTACCTGGAGTCCGTTGTGAATCAATACAACAATACGCTCAATGCAATCAATTACATGATTCGTCTATCCAATCAGCCAAAATTTAAACTGAAGCTGGGTACAGCACAGTCCTTCAGGGAAAAGCAGGCTGATGGAACTGACAAGATAGTCACAAAGGACATGTATGCGGAGAAAATCAAGAGACTGCTTGAGAGCGAAGATATAACGGTAATGACAGAGTCGGAAGGTGTATCACTTGAAAATATACAGATAAATGCGAGCGCAAAAGCGGAGGAGCTTGCCAAGGTTGCCTTGGCCATAAACAACGAAGCAGCTAATGCCTTTGATATACCGGAAGCAGTATTTAATGGCAATATCACAGAGCAGTCAGATGCCACCAATGAATTTATCACTTATGCTGTCGGCCCGGTTGCGGAAGTCATAAATGATACGCTGACTGCCTACATAGTCGGTGAAGATGATTACAGCAGGAAAAATGAAAAGGTAATGGTATGGCTGGCACGCTTTAAACATGTTGATGTGGTGGATAGTGCTGTTAATCTTGATAAGCTTCGTGGAATTGGCTTCTCGTATGACGAAATCAGAGCAATGGTGGGATATCCTTTGCTTAACACTGAGTTCTCTAATGCAAGAGCATTGACTAAAAATTATGGAGAGGAGGGTGACAATGGCACATCAATTAAAAGTGATTAGATGGAGGTGATCCGGATATCTCGGAGCTGTCCGTTAAACAGTAATCAAGAGAAAGGAACAGAATTATGAAGAACGAAAATGTAATTTACAGATTCCAGCAGCAGGACAATGTTCATGAAATTTACATATATGACGAAATCAAAAAGACAGGTCCTTTTAACTGGGAAACATGGCAGTATGAAGATTCTGAAACATCTGCAAAGCATTTTAAAGAACTTTTGGACGCCATTCCGGAGACAGATGAGATTAAGATTTACTTTAATTCGAACGGCGGAAGCGTTGATCAGGGCACTGCGATTTATAATATGCTCAAGCAGCATGGTTCATACAAGACCGGAATAGTAATGGGAGTGTGTCATTCTATTGCATTCACAATTTTACAGGCGTGTGACAAACGAATAATGGGACAGGGCACCACGGCCATTATTCATGATATGTGGGAAACAGTAACAGGAAATGCAGCAGATTTAAGGGCAGAGGCAGATAATCTGGATGTTGCAATGGAGAGCTGCATAGCTTTATTTATGCAGCGTGCAAAGATTTCAGAGGATGAAGTCCGTGAAATGATGCACAAGGAGACCACATTGTCACCACAGAAGGCATTAGAGTATGGTTTCATCGATGAAATTGGACTGGAAAATCTTGATAAACCGGAAAATCCGGATAATTCCACTTTGCAGCAGGTGCTTAAAGAGAATGAGGCGCTGAAGAAACAGCTCTGTAACAAGAGCGAACATGAGAGGCAGTTAGCTGAATTTTATCAGTTGACACATAAAGAAGCAGATAAACCTAAGAGCAACGATTGGGGCTCATTTTTCAATTAAGGAGGAAAACAATGAAGATTGAATCTATCAACAAAGAAGTTCAGGAAAAAGTAATGCAGTTACTCAATGATGCTCCGGCAGAGAAGAAAGCTGAAGCTATCATGCAGTCTATTGAGATGATCCAGGAGGCAGCGCATGAGGACTTAGTAAATCAGGTTGTTGCTGAGGCAGAAAGAGCCAGCCATGATGCCGACTTCAAGAAGCAGCTTGGACTCAGGAATCTTTCACAGGAAGAAAAGAAATTCTATGAAGGCTTCAAGGATATCAAGCAGTCAATCACGGCCAATCAGATTGATATCATTCCGACTGAAATCATTGACAGAACACTTGATGATGTCAAGAAAGCATCACCAATCCTTAATCTTGTCAACATGGCACCTGCAAATGTCAAGAAGTGGATCGTTGCATCACATACAGGTGCAGCAGTATGGGGAGCTCTAACAGACTCAGTTAAGGGTGAGCTGAGCACAGAGATTTCAGCACTTAACATTGACCTTCACATGCTCACCGCTTACTTAGTTATTCCAAAGGCAATCAGAGAGCTTTCGCTTGAGTTTGTTGACCGTTATTTTATGGCAATTCTGTCTGAAGCTATGCAGGATGGTCTTGTAAAGGGATATCTTGATGGAGATGGAAAGACAGGACCGATTGGTATTTTCCGCCAGATTGGAACATCCAACAGCGATGGTACCAACAAGGCTAAGACGGTTGTGACAAACATCACAAAATTCAGCCCTAAAGGACTTTCAGATGTGAGAAAGACTCTTACCAATAATGGTAAGCGTGTTGTAGACAAGCTGTATCTTATCTGTAATCCGTCAGACGAGGCAGAATATGTGGATCCATGCATGTATGGAGAGGCTCTGACAGGCGGCTATGTCAACAAGTCATTCATTGACATCGAGAAAATCGTAGATGCAAATTGTCCGAAGGGTAAGGCTGCATTTACAATTGCAGGATACTACACTATGGGAACAACAGGTGTGAGAGTCAATGAGTATGACCAGACAAAGGCTATGGAAAATGCAGATCTCATTATCGCATCATGTTATGCAAACGGCCGTGCCGTAGATGACAATGTTGCAGTTATCTTTGATGTAACTAAGCTGGAGGAGTATGTGCTCCCTGTAACACAGGCTACAATCGTTCAGGCTGGACAGGAATAATAAAAGAGAGGCAGTAATATGGAGAACACAGAACTGACAGCACTGGTATCAGAGATGAGGGCAGAATTCCAGATTCCGCCATATTACGAAGACAGTCAGCTTGCAAATCTTGCAAGAGAGGGTGAATGTACAGTCGGGAGCTTAAATCCCGGCTGCAATATCACAACAGATCTGACATACAGGATGCTGCTTAAAAATTACATGTATTATGCATATCATCATAGAGTCAGTGAGTTTATGGATAATTATTCAAGTATGATTTTAACGTGGCAGATGGAAACGGAGGTGGAAGCGGATGGCAATGCCTGAATATACAGATGGTGTGCTGGAACTTCTCAGGATAGAGGAGGATTGTTCACAAGACTTTCCGGTGGAAAAAGTAAGATCTACCGGGATGCATATCTGGTACAGGGAGCTTTCTGTATTTGATACAACACGAGCTAAACTGTCGGCAGATGGAATAGAGGTTACAATGAAAATCAGTATTCCACAGTATAAGCAGGTCAACAGCAAGTGTATCTGTGTAATAGATGGCGCACAGCATGAGATATACAATGTGGCTCACGTGACCACTAAAGACGGTTTCAAAGAAACAGAACTGACACTTAAGACTCCGGCATATGACAGGGAGGTATATGATGACGAAACAGGAACTCAGTGAGATGTTACATGCCACTGGCTGTCCGGTCAATGAAGGAATATCTGATCTTGATAATGGAAAGAAGTTTCCGAGAATTGATTATTGGGAAATAGCATGGGATGATGTGATGGCATCAGGTGACAACTATGAAGATAAAATCACATGGCAGGTGAGCTTTTATTCTCGCACACCAAGAAATGAAAAGCTGATAATGCTGAGAGATATGATGCGCAAAAAGGGACTACACCCAACTATCCTGCATGAATTTATTACAGACGATAAAATTTGGCATTCGTATTTCTCGCTGGAGACAATGAATGAATGATATTACATTTGAAGATTCCGGAATGGAAGAATTTCAGGATATGCTTGGAAGCTATCTTTCAAAAGTGGACGAAAAAAGCGCTCTGGATGCAATAGAGGAGGGAGCAAAGGAGTTTGTTAACGACCTGCTGCGCTTGCCGAAGCCAAGAAGAAAGGTCACAGCTCCGGGATATACACATCTGGTTGACTCATTTAGCTATAAGCGTGATAAGACAGGAATAGATGTGGGATGGGGCAAGTATTACGGACCGATGCTTGAGCACGGCACGAAAAAAATGAGCGCAAAAGCTCACTTGAAACCATTATTTGAACAGAACAAAGAAAGATACTATAAAAAGATGATAGCAGCATTGGATTTATAGAACAGGAGGCAATTATGGCAATTAAAACTAAAAGACCACCAATGAAGGAGACTGTAGGAGCTCAGTATCTGTGCTTCAATACAATGGATACAGATGGCAGGTGGACATCCACATTTGCGGAAGAGGTGGAGAAGACAGAAGTAGTTAAAAGCGTAAAAGTCACGGAAAATGGAGAACCAACTGATACATACGCGTCAGGAGCAGTGTATGACAGTGATATTACAACAACTTCAACAGATATCGAGGTGGAAATTGTTGCATTTCCGGCTGATACACTTGCAAAATTACGTGGTGACAATGTTGATACTGATGGTCTTATTCTTTCAGGTGGAAACAGACCACGACCATATTTTGCTTATGGTAAGGTGGTCAAATTAAGAAAAGGCGGATATAGATACGACTGGTATCCAAAGTGCAAGCTAAGTGAGAACTCTGATGATATATCAACATCTGAGGAGAAGGCAAACGAGCAGACAGATACAATCAAAATCAAAGCATATCCATTCAATGAGGATGGAGACATTGTTGCAAGGGTAGAGAGTGCATCTGCACCGGAAGGACTTACAGAGGATAAATTCTTCAGCAAGCCTATCCTGACCAAAGCAGATCTTGCAGCAGTATTGACAGCAACAGCAAAGGAAAATTAACCTATGGACGAGAAAATCATAACCTTAACCGATGGCACAAAGCTGGAGGTTAAGGTTAATTTTATGACATTATATCTAATCCAGAAACATGGATTAGACAAGGTAATCAATAAAGAGGCACTATCAGAAGATGAGAACATGGAAGCGGCCGCAAAGCTGATTTATATTATTCTTCGGTCTAACGGTCTAAAGGTAGATGAAGACGAAGCACTCATTTTGACACCGATGGATCCAGAGGTCATAAGAGAGCTGTTTGACGAATTCGGCAAAAAGGTTGATAAATATAAAAAAAAAGAAGCAACAAAAAAGAATCAGCCACAGACCAGGAAGAGAAAAAAGAAGAAATCGAAATAAACTGGGCTGAATACATGGTAGCTGCAAGAATGATGGGTATGAGCGAAAATGAATTTTTTAACTCGGATCCCATTTTTTTTAATGAGTGCCTTGAAGTGTGGCAGGAGGTCGAGAAAAAGAAAGTGGGTGTGATATATGGCAGACAGTGAAATGAAAGCTGTAGGGCTTAAATTAAAGGTAGACGGTACCGTAGACTTTAAGAAATCACTGACAGAAGTAAATAATGCTGTAAATGAAAACAGATCTGCCTTCAAGCTTGCCAAGTCGGAATGGGACAAGAGCACGTCATCAGCGGAGAAACTCAGGACAACTCAGGAGTATTTACAAAATCAGACAGAAGCCTATACAGCTAAGGTTGACAGGCTCAACGAAATACTTAAAGCACAGGAGAATGCTGAAAAGAGAGATGAAGAGGCAATATCAAAGACAAGGCAGCAGTTGGATAATGCACAGGCTACCCTAAATCACTACAAAAGTGGTCTAGAGGATGTAAACCAAAAGCTTGAAAGTGGTGCTGCAACATTAGAGGATTACTCCAAAAAGGTACAAAATTTTAGCGATGCGACCGGAAACGTCGGCGGCTCATTAAACAAAAATGTTACTGCACCGATTGCAGCGGCAGGCGCCGGAATAATGGCAGCCTGGGAACAGGTTGATGAAGGCATGGATATTATTGTCGAAAAAACCGGTGCGACAGGAGATACTCTTGAGGAAATGCAGACTTCTGCAAGAAACATAGCAAAGAGTATTCCGACAGATTTTGCAACGGCAGGAAGTGCGGTTGGAGAAGTCAATACAAGGTTTCATCTGACAGGACAGGAACTGGAGGATTTATCACAAAAGTTTGTTGAGTTCGCTTCGCTTAATGATACCGACGTATCATCTTCTATTGATAACACCCAGAAGGTTATGGAGGCATTCAACCTCGAATCCAAGGATGCAGGGGCACTTCTTGATACCATGAATAAAGTAGGACAGGATACAGGTATATCAATGGACACACTTGCATCCTCAATGGTATCTAATGCTGCATCCCTAAAGGAACTTGGTATGTCAGCTGCAGATGCCGCAATCTTCCTGGGTCAGTGTGAGACGTCAGGTGTTGATACAAGTACGGTGATGGCTGGCCTAAAAAAAGCTCTTGTTAATGCATCTGGAGAAGGCAAATCTATGAAACAGGCTTTGTCAGATTTGCAAAGCACAATGTCAGGCGCGAATAATTCAACAGAAGCATACAATGCTGCCATTGATTTGTTTGGTTCAAAAGCAGGACCGGCACTGGCACAATTCTGCCAGGAAGGAAAACTGAATTTTGAAGAGCTAGGCAAATCATTGAATGACAATGTTGGAAGTGTCAGTGATACATTTAATGCAACGTTGGACCCGGCAGATCAGTTCAAACTCACATTAAATCAGTTAAAGGATGAAGGGTTTGAACTTGGCAATGCATTAGGACCAATACTAGCACAATGTCTTCAGACAGTAACACCGATTCTTAAGGACATTATCAATTCATGGAATTCATTGTCACCAGAAACACAGAATATGATCATCAAATGTGCTCTTCTTGCAGCAGCAGTTGGCCCTGTGATTTCTATCATAAGCAAGGTATCAGGAGGGGTTTCGTCGCTAATTGGCATTATATCTAAAATTGCACCTGTATTGGGACCTATAAAAACTGGTTTTGCAGCAGTAAATGCAGTCATGGCCGCTAATCCAATACTTATAATTATTGCGGCAGTTGCAGCACTTATAGCTATTTTTGTGACACTTTATAATAAGTGCGAATGGTTCAGGGATGGTGTAAATGCCATATTCGGAGCTGTAGCCGATTTTATCAAGGGAGCTATTGATAAGATTAAAGGATTCTTCGATTTCGATTGGAAATTACCAAAAATAAAGTTGCCTCATTTTAAAGCGAGTGGAGAGTGGTCACTTTCCCCACTTAAGGTACCTAAATTTTCCGTGGATTGGTATGCAAACGGAACAATCCTGAACAGACCGACAATTTTCGGCCAGAACGGTAACTCATTTATGGGTGGAGGAGAAGCAGGCAAAGAGGCTGTTTTACCAATTGAGTTATTGAAATCTTATATGAGAGAAGAAAATGAGTCAAATAACAGTGTATTAGCCTCAATGATTGCGGATGTAATACAAAAAATGACTTTGGTATGTCAGAACGACATTTATATTGGAGACAAAAAAACGGTGTCAGCATTAACCAACCTGATTCTGAAAAATGTATCAAATAAAATGCTGAACGCACAGGGAGCGAAAGGATAAGCTATGCAGGATATTGAATATAACGGAATGACCGGATCTTCAATGGATATTTATTCTAAAGATCTTATATCTCTTCCGGCAGCATCTGCAAATATGACAGAAATAAAACTGTCTGGAAGAGATGGAACTCTGTATAAGTGGGATGGCACCTATGAGGCAAACGAAATCAAAATTGAATTCAACTACATAGGACCGGTAGAACGATGGCATGACAGATGGAGAATGGCACAGATTTGGCTATCGGCACACAATTCAATGCTAAAAATATCTGATGATGCTGATTTCTTCTATAAGGTAACACACGTCACGCTTGACGAGTGCAGCAGAACCACAAAAAGAATCGGAAATTTTACAGCAAATTTTAAGACGCTTGACGGACTGCAGTATCTGGTGGATGGTACTAGAGAGTATGATATAAAAGATGTACTGTGGAATCAGTATCTCACTTGCCATCCGACATATAAAATTACAGCGGAAGGCATGTGCACTCTGACCGTAAACGGAAATACAATGACAGCGAATGTTGGTCAGAATCTTACTATAGATACCGACAGAATGATAGCATATAGGTCTGATGGTACTCTGAATAATACACAGGTTACAGGCAATTATGAGGATATGTATCTTCTAAATGGTGAAAATGAAATTAGTTTCAGCGGGGGAGAACTCAAAGTGATTCCCAATTGGAGGTGCTTATGATTCAGATATATAATCCGGAGAATACAGATTTTGAAAAAAACGGAAACATGACACTGTTTCCATCATCTGCCACTGTAAATGCAAAAATAAGTGGAGCATGGGAAGTTACATTGGAACATCCTCTGGACGATGAAGGCAGATGGAAGTATATAGTGGATAATGCAGTGGTGAAGATGCCGTCTTTCAATGGAGAACAGCTTTTTAGGATAACACACAAAGAAAAGAGTGAATCAGAGATAACAGCAGATTTGCAGCCTATTTTCATGGATTCAAAAGATGATTGCTTTCTTATGGATGTCAGACCGACTAATAAGAATGGGCAGCAGGCGCTTGACATAATGACAGCTCCGAACAAAAAGTATTCTGCAAAATCTAATATCGCGGATATCAATACAGCATATTATGAAAAAATGAATTTGATTGAAGCGTTGAACAGCGATAATGAAAATTCATTTCTTAAGATATGGGGCGGTGAGATTGTTTATGATAATTTCACAGTGGTCATAGATAAAAAGGCTGGCAGTGACCGTGGTGTTGAGATTCTATATGGCAAGAACGTAGCCGAAAATGGAATGTCTGAGGAGGTTGATATGCGCAACGTAGTCACCAGAATAATCCCGCAGGCTTATAATGGACAGACTATGGATGGAAGTACACCATGGGTGGATTCCCCTTTGATAGACAAGTACCCGACTATAAAATACAAAGTCATGAAATTTGAGAATGTAAAGATGGAGGCTGACGCACAGGACGGAGATGCAGACAATGGAATTATCGTCTGCCATACGCAGGAGGAATTGAATGCAGCACTGGAAAGGCAGTGCCAGAAGCAGTGGAAAGAGGGAGCAGACAAGCCAACAGTCACTATTGAGGTTGATATGGTTATGATTGAGGATACAGAGCTTTATTCGGATGTCAAGGAGCTTGTAAGTGTATCACTTGGGGACACTGTACACTGCCGAAATGCGAAGCTTGACATCGTTACTGATGCCAGAGTCATTGAGCTGGAGTGGGATTGTGTGAACAATACCATTTCGTCAGTCAAATTAGGCGATTATCAGTTTGACTATATATCTAATCAGGTAAGCCTTCAGAATCGTATTGATAGTGCAATACGTGATGATGGGAGCGTAGTTGGAGCTCAGGTTAAAGGAATCCTTGATGCGGTAAAGACACAGTTTCATGCAATGCGTGACATAGCAAAGAAACAGGATGTAAGAGCTATGCTCTTTGAGGATTTGGATCCGGAATCACCTACATATGGAGCTATGTGCCTTGGCTCAATGGGATTTGAAATTGCATCTAAAAGGACCGCTGATGGAAAAGACTGGATATGGAGTACATTCGGAACCGGGAAAGGCTTTTTCGCCGACTATATTATAGCTGGAACCATGCTGGCAGACCGGATATATGGAGGAACATTGACCATTGGCGGAATAGACAACATAGCAGGCATTATAAAAGTATTAGATGGTAATGGAGCCATCCTAACTATCATGGATAAAGATGGAATACTGACAAATGGTAAATACACTTGTGGAAGTGATGAATTTGGCCGAAGAGTAGAGATCTCAGAGGGGGAGATGAAGATCATGGACAAAAGTGGTAATACTGTCGGGAGAATTTTTGCAGTAAGTAACGAAATTTTTAAAATCGGTACTGAAAATGCATTATTTAGAATGTTTAAGACTGGCGAGGTATATGTTGATTGCCGGTCATTCGGTGTAAACGGATATAACGGATTTACCGGAACAGTAGAGTATTCGGATGGAACTTATGAGAATTATGTTGGAGGACTGCTTATAGGAGGAAAATCGAAAGAGGGTGCTTATCCATGATTAGTAATAATAAATATTTGACGCAGGGAGAGATGGAGAGCAATGCAAAAGAAATTTATACATATCTAAGTGATAAAGGCTGGACAATCAATGCAATCTCAGGCCTGCTTGGAAATATGCAGAGAGAATCAACCATTAATCCTGGATTGTGGCAAAGCCTTAAAGAGGGCAACTATTCCGGTGGCTATGGACTGGTGCAGTGGACTCCGGCAACCAAGTATACAAATTGGGCGAAGGCTAACGGATACGATATAGGAGATGGAACAGGACAGTTATATTGGATTGATCAGTTATCAGAATCTACAGGTGAATGGATTAAAACATCTGCGTATAATCTGACATGGTCTCAATTTAAAACAAGTACAGAGACACCGGAGTATCTTGCTTCAGCTTACCTCAAGAACTTTGAGAGAGCCGGTGTGGAAGAGGAAGAAGCACGAAGACAATATGCGAGATCCTGGTA